TTATGAAGACCATGCAGGGAATGCTCGGGGGTATCTTGAAAAAATAAAACTACTATATATTAAATGAGCTCTTGGTTTAGAGATCCTAAACATCTCGTTGATGATAAAAAGATACTTGAATTTTGGCCAACGAATATTCAAACCCCAGCGGAGCGTGTGAATGCTGGTTCGAGGTTCATAATATATGCCGCGTGTATTCATTATCTGATAAATCGGGACATACGAATCTTCATACTCGCAGGAACAACGTTGGGTGTTCTTTATGTTATGGATAAAGCTGGTATGGTGAAAGAATGTCCCGGTGGAGGAGTTGAATTTTACGAAAGTATAAATAATTCGTGTCAGATGCCCAGTCGCGATAACCCAATGGCAAATGTTCTTATTGGAGATAATCCAAATAGGTATAGCGCGTGTAACTACGAAACTATGAAAACTGATATCGATTCCTTTGTAACGGGTAGCATTCAGTATGGACAATCTCGTTCTAGATCCACTCTCCCAAAATATCAACAAAATGCATTTTCTCGTCAATTCGTATCTGGCCCAGTAACTTCCATTCCAGGTGACCAAACAGCCTTTGCTGAATTTTTGTATGGTAAGAAGGGTGCTCCAATGTGCAAGTCTGATGGCACTATGTGTGACCCAAATGCTCGGGGTGTTCAACTCGAAGCGTTTGCTGGTCTCGATCCAAACGGAGACGCAAGAAGAACCGCCACTAGACCTTCGATGACGTAAATAAATCTCACGTAATAATAAATGGCTTACCAATTGCAGCCAGGTCTTAAAATAGTTCAAAACCCAGCTGTTCCAGTGAACTGTGCGACGGAAGAAGTGTTCGTGTATCCTCAGCCCAGTACATTGAATTATGGTTCGTCGAGACCAAACACCATGTTGTATGGTACCGCACCATTCATGGCTGGAAAGGGCGCTCCAGCGGAATATATAGATACAAGTGACAAACTCAGACCCCAATCGACCACTAGATTCAACAAGGTTCTCGCAAAGACGTACGAACAAAACTTGTTCCCATTACAAAACATGGAATGCAAGTTGCCTCTTCGAACTATTAGCTATGAACCAATGAGTACTCGCTCCGAAGTACAAAATGGAATGTTTAACCAAAGATACTTAAATAAAAATATCAATAAGAAATAAGAATGGCTGATCCCATATCTGTAGCAGCTATCGCGGGTCTTGTATATGCAGGTAGAAAGTTAAGTCAGCCCAAGGAGACGTACATCGTTGCACCAGAACAGGTTGCTCCTATGGTCGAACCTTCGTACAAGATAGAACCAGTCAAGGAACGTCCAATTGAAAATTTGAAGCCGGTAAAGACACATGTTGATAACCTTGGTGTAGTGGCGCCACAGTTAAGATCGAGTGGTCAAGAGGTTTTGAATATGCGAAATAGAATGAATGACTATAACCGAATGAATAACGTTTCACCCGTGGAGAAGAGACTTGTTGGTCCAGGTCTTGGTGTGGACCCATCTGTTCCAAGCTATGGTGGTTATCAACAACTTTTGCGTGTCAACCCAGAAAATGTTGGTGCCTACAGGCTTACTACTTTACCCGGTAGATCTGGTCCGGCTCAAGATGTTTCCGGTGGCCGCCGTGGCATCGTTGGTGCTATTGGAAACAATCGACCAGAAAAGACCACATTTTTGCCAGAACGTCTCCCAACGACACTCGGACGCGCACAGGGATTCTCGGGTCGCACTCCGCGTGGAAACCATGAACGAACAAAACGAACAACAAATAGATCACAAACTGGTCTACGAACTGACACTCTCAGCGTTGCCCCTGCGAAGAGGTTTATCTCTGCACAGAGTGTCTCTCAAGACCCAACGCGTAACAAAAAGGATGGTAACATGGAACAGTATCAATACACGAATCAGCCACAGCCGGGTATTCACAGTTTTGCCCACGGGTATCTCGCATCACCAGAAATTGCCATTGGTGGAAGCAAATCGTATACACCAGAAGAGTTGAACCGTTATGGTTTCCGTCCAGATGAGCGACGCGGTAAGGCGAACCGTAATTCTAATCCAGGTCGTATGAACGTCAGAGCAGGTCCACTCAATCAAGGTGGTATGATTACATCAGCTCGTTCTGACACAACACGCGTTGATGGTCGCGTGAACCCGATGTCTGGTGGTTGGATGCAACAATATACAAATGCATCATATCATGATGTTAACACATACAAAGGCAACCAAAATCCATATGCATCTCAGGGCAGCTTGGGTGTAGCTAAGAGGCAGCTCATGAACAACCCATACGCACATCACTTGTGCTAAATTTAGTTTATTTTAGAGTAATACACTCATTAAAATATTATACGCATATTTTAATGAAGGTCCATACCTTAGATATAGATAGTGGTGACAGAGACCCCATACTTTACCCAGATTCAGGTGATTATACAATCTTTTTAAAGAATCCAGTCTACAATGTATCGAAGATAAAACTCATATCAGCTCGTATACATAATAGCCAATTGCTTATAAATAATAGAAATAACACGTTTACAATAAATACAGCAACGTACAGTGAAACGGTCACCTTACCTAATGGTAATTACGATGGTTCGGAATTGGCGAGTAATATAGTCCAACATTCTGATATCATAGATAGCGCTACATATCTAATTACCACAAACGATATAATCATGAGTAACCTAACAAATGATTTTACACTTGCATTTTATGGAGGAGAGAATGGATACATATCGGAATCACTTCAATATACAACGCCACACGATGTATTAGGTCTTCCACCAAATAACGTACACTCTACGTCAAATTCTATAAAAACGGGTAGCATTAATTTACAAGGTGTTGATGCATTTGTTTTAAAATTGAGTAGTGGTTCTGATGAATTTAACAAAACCATCTATTTTAATACCCCATTTTACACTGGTAAAATACTTGCATGTGGCGATGTTGTAAATTATTCTGGATCGGATGATACACTTGAACACAACTTTCACTCGGGTGAAAAGCAAACTATATCTTCCATACGAGTTCAATTTTTTTATAGCAGTAATGGACGTCTCATCCCATACGACTTTAGAAACGCAAATCACGTGTTAAAATTTGAATTATCGTGTTCGACTGATAAATTTGAAAATATCCCTCGAGAAAAGATACCATACGACGAAGAAAAAGAAAAAGAAAAGGAAAAGGAAAAGGAAATTATTCACGTACCGGAAGATAAACCCGGAGACGTGGATAAATGGAATGCTATCATGAGTATATTTCTTATAATTGTATTTGGTTTCGTGTTACTAATGATTCCAAATAGGAAACCACCGCCTTAGCGAGTGACCGCGTACAATGGTTGCACTGGCTTTTGGACACGAGACGACACGCGAGAGATAGAGAGGTAGACGACAATCGACAACAAAGTGGTGAACAAGGCGGTGAGCGTGTAGTTCATGCCACCATTCTTGTTGACCTTGACAACTTGGTTCACCAACCAACGAACGAGGTCCATCCACGAGAGGGCGGCCGCAAAGGAGAAGCCCGCAACAACGGCGTTCAAGGATTGCGATTCAAGCTCTTGGCTAATAAGCGTGACAGTTTCCGCAGCGGACATGGTATATATTACATTTAGAAAATTTATTCTGGGACTAGTTCTTCTACAACTAATATTTTCTTGTATTCTTTTGCCTGGTAACCCTTAGTTTTATAGTCGCCTGTTTCAGACTCAGACTCAGACTCAGACTCAGACTCAGATTCTGAGTCAGAATCACCTGACCTGAACGTTTTATATTCCGTATCTGTCCATCCCTCAGGCTCGGTGTCCATTACTATCAATAGCATTTTTTAAAATCGTCTCGGACGGATTCGTTGGGATCCATTCATCCCATGTATCGTATGCTTCGTTTATCTTATTCATCCCCTCATCATCTCCCTCGTATCTCGTGAAATCACCGTCACATTCCTCGAGCACTTCCATATCATCCGTATCATCGCCGTCTTCGTAAATTTCTGGAAAGTAAGAACCAATCTTCTGCCCAACTTCGTGTCTCGCACAGTATTTCATAGCGTACTCGACATCTTTCATGAGAATTGCATCTCTTCCACATGCTTTTGCGTATTCACACGCGAGTATCATAGCCCTTTCGATCACTGGTATCAATATATTGGACATTGTCTCCATATATTGATCCATCTGGGTGTTTTCATTGTTTGTTAAATCAAAACCTGTCTTCATTATGTATCAAATAG